TCATTCGACCGCTCTTCCGTGGCGCTGCAGGAAGACGGCGATCTCCGACTTGGGCACCGAACCGGTCGCGACGCCCACCATGAGCTCGGTCAAGGCGTCGTCGCCGGTTTCGACGGCGAGGCCGTTGAGCCCGATGGTGCCCACTGCTTCCGGATCCCGCGCGAGCCTATCCAGCCACGCCGCCTGCTCTCTACCCCACCGCTTCGTAGCGGCTGCGATCGCAGCCTCACGCGACACCGACCGCCAGTGCAGAGATGATTGCCTGATCAATTCGCTGGAGCTCTTCGAGCGTCAGCGGTTCGTAGGCGTTTCTCATCAGGGCCGAGAGGTGCAGCCCCGGGTTGGCCCGGAAGATCGCGCCGCGCCTCGGGCCGAGCACCGCGTCCTGGAACCTCGGCGGCTGCACGGCGAGCCAGGCGGAGTAGTTCACGTCGGCACTGACCTGCCCGATCTTCCCCGCCCGCTGCCCCTTGGGGATCTTCCGCACCGGGCGCGTGTCGCGCACGAGCGGGCGCAGCCGCACCCCGGGCGGAAGCAGCTCCCGCGTCTCGGGCAAGCCCATCCCGCCGAGCCCGAGCTCCTCCCAGGACTTCGTGATCGGGACCGTCGTCGACCGGCACTGGTAGTGAGCCGGTGGCCTCGGCCCAGAATCGATCGGGAAGACCTGGCCGTCCAAGGCGCGGCAGGTCGGCGTCGTCCGTCCGTCCAGCGTCGAGACCCACTCCACTCCGGCAAGCACCGAGGCGCCGTCCCGATAGAGCAGGTCTCGCGAGCGGTTGCTGACGTGAGCGACGGCCGTACGCACCAGCGCCTCGGCCTGGGCCTTCCCCAGCTTGCGCCCGGCGATCACCCGCCGGATGATCTCCTGCGTCGTCTCCCCCTGCACGAGGCCGTAGCTGACGTCGGAACGGATGCGCCGGAAACGAGCCCGGGCCAGCTTCGAGATCTGCCGCGGGAACGTCGAGCCGACGAGCGGGAGCTCCAGGACGACAGCGCGCAGATCGTAGGGAGACGGGAGCCTCGCCGGCAGGACTCCAGCCGGGAGCATCGCCTCGAGGAGGCGTCCCCCGAAAGCCGCCTCGTAGGTGGCCAGCGTCTGCAGGCTCACGGTGAGCTCGCGGCCGAGCCGCTCGTAGGCCTTGCTGTTCAGGCGTCGCAGGTCGAGGAACAGCTGGCGCCGGCGAGCCAGCTGGTAGGGGGTCAGCCGCGCTCCATCCCGGGCAAGGTGCAGCAGGATGTCGCGCTCGTTCGCGTCGAGCAGCCGCGCGATGCGCCGGACTTCGGCGTCCGTCCAGCGCTCGAGCGCGATCGCATGCGAGAGCAGCCCCAGATGCAGCGCGGCATCGGACGAGACGGGCATCAGGCGCCTTCGCCGGCCTCCGCAGCCGCCGCTGCGAGCGCGGCCTCGATGTCCGCCTCCTCGGGCGCGCCCCCGCCATCGGCCTCGATCCCCTCCACGCCGAGGGCCTTCTCCTCGGCTTCCGGGTCGAAGTCGGGGCCGAGGATGTTGCGCCGCTGGAGCTCCGCCCAGAGCCGGCGCGTCGTGAGCCGCCCGGTGAGGTTGAGGTTCGCGAGCACCGTCACCGTCTGCTCGTTCCCGACCGGCATCGCCAGGTCGTGGTTGACGAGCACCGACCCACCGGAATCGGCCACCCCGGCGGCGTCGGCCTCGATCCCGGCCCAGCGGGCCATCAGTCGCAGGCCCTGCTCCGCCGCGTCCTCGAGAGACCGCGCCGACGTCTGGACGGCGGAGTGCGCCTCCGCGGCGCGAATCGCCTCTCCGGTCGCGGTCAGTCCCCCGCTCTCCCGCGGCAAGAAGGGCTCGTACGAGAGGAGCCGCATCTGCTCTTCAACCTTCGCGATGGATTGCTTCAGCTCGGCGATGCACTTGCCCGAGTGCTCGAAGTAGCCGTAGCCCGCTCCGGCCGGCAACAGCAGGGCGCCGGACGGCCCCCAGCGCACCCGCTTCCGGAACTGCGACTCGTCCACCCCGGTGAAGGTGGGCACCGGCACGTTGGCCACGTGCTCGATGTGCCGGAGATCGCTGAGAAGCTGGTAGTGCGTGAGGTTGAGATAGGCCAGGTCGAGCAGCGGCGGCTCCGCGGCGTAGGGCGCCTTGACCTCCCCGGCGTAGCAGGCGACGAGCGGGATCTCACTCATCCCGACCATCGGCCGCGGCGGTTCGATGGGGACCCACTCCGGCGAGCCGCCGCTCGCAACAGCGCGGTGCCCCCAGACCTCGCAGGTGACCCAGAGAGTGCCGGGCTCCGGCGCCCGGTATACCCGGATCCGGTCTTCGGTCCGCTGCGTGAACTCGCCGTCCTCGACCTCAACCCGCTCCCGCAGCCGAGCCTGCAGCAGCCGCCAGCGCCCGTTCACGGCGCCGGTCCGGATGCCGATCAGATCCTCCGGGCGATAGCGCACCAGGTAGGGACGGCGGCCGAGCGCGAGCTCTTCGGCGCGGGTGAGCTGATGCTCCGGGGCCGGAGGCATGTCGACGAGGAACAGGCCGAAGCCATACCACCAGGCGTCGATGAACACGGCCCGGAGGAACTCGTGGAAGTGCGTCCCCCGCAGGTCGACGTCTTCGCACCAGGCGCGCAGAGCGTCCGGGACGTCCGCTCCGATCCCGATCGGGCGCGCGAACACCTTGCCCACGACCTGCGTGACAGCGCGCGCGGTCGCGTTGTAGAGCGTCGACCGCCGCAGCCGGGCGGGATACCCCCACGGGCTCGAGAGGTCCTCGCCCTGGTAGGGCGGCAGATACTCCTGCCCGGCGGCCCAGACGGCCCGCTGTCCACCCCGGAGCGTGCGCAACAGCCGCCGCTGATCCTCGGCGGCCGCCCAGGCAGCGGTGGGGAGAGACACGGGATGTTGTTGCGATGCAGACATGCTTCCTCCTTTGCCTACCAAGGGCGAGCCGCCCAGGAAGCGCTGGCGCGGGGCGCCATCGCCCGGTAGCGAAGTGCGTCATAGACATGGTCTTCGGCTTCGGTGTCGACGTCGTCCGGCTTCCTGTCGTCGCGAGGCAGCGCCGGGAGAGTCCGCAACGAGTGCCGGCAGGTGTCGAAGAAGAAGAGCCCGGGCTCCTCCCGCGGCGACGCGGCGGCGGCTTTGAGCATCCGCCGGACCCGCTCGAGGCCGGTCCTGCGGCTCCCCGGTCCCTTCTCGCCAGCAACCCAGCGGACGCCGGCACGCGCCATGTCGTCAGCGATCGACTGACCGTTCTCGACCGCGAAGATCGCCGAGTCTGCCGGCCCTGGCTCGACCCGGCCGGCGAGCCCCATGGCCGTCTCCGCGGCGAGGATCTCGCGCGCGATCTCGGTTGCCACCTTCCGGCAGCCCTCGTTCGGCTTCCCGTTCCAGCCGTAGAGCTCGGCGATCTGGACGAGACTCCCGGCCGGTAGCGCGAAGTCCCCGCCGCCCGGCTGCGGGATCGATTCGCCGTTGCTCTCCGCCCACCAGCAGACCGCAAAGGGGCGCGACGAGCCCCAGTCGAAGGACCGGTCGATCCGCCAGCCCTCCGGGATCGGGAAGGGCTTCAGGATCTGCCGCTCCGGCGTCCAGACGTCATCGAGCGCTCCCCCGGCGACGATGTCCCAATCCCCCTCGAGCATCGCGCGGACGAGCTCCGGCGAGCCCAGACCGGCGAGGCGATGCGCGTAGGTGGGGTCGTTCCTGACCAGAGTCGGGTTGTCGGCCAGGCGCGCGGGCACGTACTGGCGCAGCATCCCGCCCTCTTCGGCCGGCGCGCGCCAGATCTCGAGGGGCGGGTGCGGGTCGATCCAGGTCGAGCGCACCCAGTTGTGACCGAGCCCGCCGGGGTTCGAGGCGGCAAGGATCCGCGGGAAGCGTGCGCGCAACCCGGCCGGCACCTCCAACCCGCCGAGGCGGACTCGGCTGCGCAGGAAACGGTACTGCGCCGAAGAGAAGTGCGTGGCCTCGTCGATCGCCAGGACGTGGATCTCCGCCCCCTGGTAGCGGTAGACGTCGGCCTCGAACTGGCAGTGCCGGAGGTGGATGGCGCTGCCGCTCGCCGGGAAGAGGATGTCGAGATCAGACCGGTTGATGCGCGCGTGCCCCGACTCGAGCCACGGAGCCAGCAGCTCGTAGAACGAGCCCGGTCCGTCCAGGTGGCTCGAGACGAGCTCCGGATAGGTGCGCCGGAACAGGTAGGCCTGCAGCCCGGGGATCGCGACCGCCCAGGCGATCAGCGCGGCGCGCAAGAGGAACGACTTGCCGCCACCCGCGGCGCCCCCGAAGAGGATCTCGGTGGCCGGCGACTCGAAGACAAAGCTCTGGCGTTCGTGGAGCTCGAGCGCCACGGCTGCGGGCTGGCGTGCCGCCTCACGCGCCGCAGCCACGCTTCACCACCACGTTGAGCACGGGGGGCACGAGCGGAGCGCCACCCTTCCCGGTGAGCTCGTGTCGGTGGCGATACTTCTCCGGACGCGCGCCGTTGAGGAGGAAAATGAGCAGCGTGTCGCTGTAGCGCCGGATCGTGCCGACCTTCTTGCCGCCCTGGTAGACCGGCTCGAGCACCCCCTCCTCGGCCCGGCGCCGCGCCTCCTGCTCGAGCAGATCCGCTGCGGCGTCGATCGCCTCGGCGGTCGCGGCTGCGAACTTCTCCTTCAGCCCCGGGTTGTCTTCGAGGTACTTCGCCGGGGTACTCCGGTCGATCTTGGCCGCAGCCGCCGCCTGGGTCCGGTTCCCGGTCTTCGCCAGCGCCGCGAAGTAGGCGCGCCACCAACGGGGCAGCTTCTTTTCTGTTGCGGACTTCGGCTGAGGGCGCCGCGGCGTGGCGCGCTGAGCAGGTCGGGCTTTCCGGGCAGGCGTCCGCTTCTTCGTCGGCATGATCGCGCCCCCGGGAAACGCGAAAGCTCCGCCGGCACGTGGCCAGCGGAGCCTCGAGGTGCTTCCGCGGGATCAGTCTCTGAAAGGGATGGTGCGCGGAATCGGGCGCGCCGTCAAGCTGCGGGGTCGAGCCTGCCCTCCGAGCTCGGCGCCTGGTGCCTTCCTGGGCCCTTCAGTACCCTCGTCTCGACGACGCGGATCTCGTAGGGGGCGCCGTCGCGGAAGTGGACGATGACCTGCCCCCACGCCCGGCGGGTCGCCATCTCGCGCAGGGAGCGCTCGACAGCAGCCAGCCAGGCGGGCTCGAGCGCCCCCGCCTCCGGCCTTTCCATCGGCTGGAGAGTCTACATGTCGCTCGCGGGGGTGCGCTCGGGCAACCGCCGTTCCCGGTGCCGCTGCTCGATCTCCCAGAGGATGCGCAGCGTCTCACCAGGCGCCCGGCCGCCGCCGATCTTCCCGCCCAGGATCGCGGTCAACGACCGGAGCTCCCGCCACTTGCCGGGAGGGTCTTGACAAGCATACGTCTTTGGCCCTATCCTCCTGCCCATGGAAACAGGGCCCACCCTTTCAGACCTCCACGAAGCTCGGACGGCTGCCGGGTTGAGCATGGAAACCTTGGCCAACCAGCTCGGGGTCACAAGGCAAGCGGTCTCGCAGTGGGAGAAGGGGACAACGACTCCGACAGGCCCCGCTCGCCGCCTCCTGTCGCAGATCCTTGGCCTTCCGCTCGACACCATCGACGCCTGGTTCGCGCGCGAGGAGAAGGCCGCGTGAGCTCACTGCGCCTCGTCCCCGAGCCGCGGCCGCTCGCCCCGGTCATCCCCATCGCCGGGCGAACCCCGAGCGGCGCGCTCGCGCGCGAAATCGCCCGCCTCGCCGCCGAACGCCGGCTCGCCGCGCGCCCGTCCGAGCGGCCGCGCCCCACCCCACCGCCAGCGCCGCCAACGACGCCGGGCGCGGCCTGAGCGAGAGGAGCGCGTGTTCATCATGGAGATCAACCAGCTCCTCGACCAGCTCGAAGCAGCGACCGTGGCGCTCCGGCGCGCGGTCAACGCCCGGCCGGCCCCGGAGCCGAAACCTGTAGCCCGGGTGCGGATGGTCCGCACCTGATGTGAAGCGGCCCGGTCGCGCGCCAACGCAGACCGGGCCAGGGGGACCAACGATGCAGCCCAAGGATACCACCCCATGACCCGCGAGCAAAGACTCCAGATCGAGCGCGCCTGGCTCGCCCGCTACGACCGCTGCCACCAGCTCGCCGCGCAGCACCCCGCCGAGCGCGGCACCTTCCTGCAGCACGTCGCCAGGGTACTCAACGTCGACGATCGCCTCTACCACGTCTCCTGGCCGTGCGGCGTCTACGACGGCGGCGCCCGGATCACCGAAACGACCGAGCGGGTCATCGAATGCCCCGACTGCGACGGGTACGGCTACTGGGAGACCGACACCTCGCCGCGAGTCTGCCGCGGCTGCCGGGGCTCGCGCCTCGCCGTGACCTACCCCGACGAGGAAGAGCTCGACGAGCTCGTGCTCGAGGCGGTTTCGCTCGCTCAGGCGTCGGCTTGAATGAATAGTTATGCGGCGGCTGCCGCGAGGAGACATTGATGCACACACAAGACCCATACCGAGATTGGAGCCTAGCCGACCGTCAGGACGCATGGCGTGACGGAGACTGGGCAGGTTGCCGCCGTTATGACGACGACAGGGATTCATCCGATCGCGCTTATGACGAATGGCTCAAAGGCGGCGATTTCCGCGATCCGGAAGATGGTCACAGGTTTTCATGACGCATAACGTCCCGCATCAGGCGCGAGCTGGCGTGGTGAGCCTCTTCCACCAGCTCCTCAGCGGCGCGGCCCAGCCCGAGCAGTACCTCGGCCTCGGCATCCTCGCACTCGTCTTCGCACTCGCCATCTTCCACGCCGGCAGAAAGGACCCGACACGATGAACGTTGCTACCGATCCGACTCTCGCCGCGGCCCTCGTGGCCGCCCAGCGGGCGATCTCGAACGTCCCGCACGACAAGACCAACACCTTCCACCGCTACTCCTACACCTCCTCGGAGGCGATCTTCCGCGAGGCGCGCGAGGCGCTGCTCGGCGCAGGCCTCGCGGCCGTGATGACGGGCTGGTCGATCGAAAGCGAGGAGGCCGTCCGCGTCTCCTTCCGCCTGATCCACGAGTCGGGGGCGTCCACCGACTACGAGGTGGTCGCTCCCGCACTCGTCGACAAGGGACGGCCGTTCGACAAGGCCGTCTCCGCGGCCCTGACGCTCGCCGAGTCGTACTGGCTCCGGGGACTCCTGCTCATCCCCCGCGTCGCCGACTCCGAGGACGTGGCCGGCCGTGACGACACCGCCTACACCCCCGTCGCGAAGCCCGCGTCGCGACCCGCGCCGCAGCCCGCGCCACGGAAGCGGCCGGTCTCCGAAGCACAGCTGCGCGAGCTGACCGTCGCGACGCGTAAGTACGGCGTAACGCGCGAGGCGGTGCTCGAGCACTGCCGCGAGAGCTTCCAGGCCGAAAGCCCGCGAGACCTCTCCGAGGCCGACTTCTGCTCTCTCCTCGCCTGGGTCCGCCTCGGTCACCCCGAGACGCCCGAGCCGGAGGAGGAGGTCGCGTGAGTCGCCGTCAGCGAGCCCCCGTCTGGCCGCGCCGGATCATCTCCCGGACCTGGGAGCCGTGCCCGCTCTGCGGCCTGCTCGTGCGCCGCGACGAGTTCACCGGTGAGCTCCTCGGGCAGCCGCCGTTCCCGAACAGCTCCTCCCCGATCCACGACTGCCGCGCGCTGCGGCACGACCGTACCCACGACCAGCGGGAGCAGGAGACCAAGCGATGAGCCGATCCCTGTACGAAATCAGCGAAGACCTGGTCCTCGTCGAGCAGGCGCTCGTCGACACGTCCGACCCGGACGGGATCGCCTCGCTCGAGCGCTACCTCGCCGAGCTCGCGGTCGAGCGCGAGCGCAAGCTCGACGCCTACTGCGGGCTCATCCGCGAGATCGAGTCGCGCAGCCAGGCCCGCGCCGCGGAGGCCGACAGGCTGCGCGAGCTCGCCCGGATCGACCGCTCCGCCGTGGAGCGCCTCAAAGAGGGGCTGCTGCAGCACTTCGTCGCCCACGACCTGAAGCGGGTCGAGACCGAGCGGTTCCGGATCACGCGGGCCAAGTCCGGGGGGCGTCAGCCGCTCGAGCTCGATCCGGTGGACTCCTGGGATCTGCCCGAGCAGTACACCAAGATCACCATCGAACCCGACAAGGAAGCGATCCGTGCCGCGCTCGAGTCCGGAGAAGAGCTCCCCTGGGCTCGGCTCGCCCCCCGCAGTGAGCACATCCGCATCGCCTGACCGAGGAGAGACCGATGTCACTCAGACAGTACGCATATGCCTGGGACGCGGCGGAGATGGCCCCGCCGCAGAGCAACCGCACCGAGTTCCCGCCGTTGCCCGACGGGAACTACTACGTCCGCCTCGAGCGGGCCGAGGTGACCGCCTCCCGGAAGACCGGCGAGCCGATGGTCTCGCTCGGCTTCCTGGTCGAGAGCGGGGAGTTCGCGGGGCGCTGGGTCTGGAAGCACCAGACCATCACCTCCGACCCGACCCGCCTCTCCTACCTGAAGCGCGACCTCGCCTACCTGGGAGTTGGGACCGCCCGCGCGATCGACTACCTGCCCGACGAGCTCGCCTCCGTGACCGGCGCGACCACGACGGTGGACCTCCGGACCCGGGTGGGGCGAGACGGGGTCAGCCGGCAGAACGTCTACATCAACCCGCCGGAGGGCTGGACGCCACCCGACGGCGTCGAAGTCCCGTTCTGATGAGCGAACCGCCGAATCTGGCCACGGCCGCCGCAGGACAACTCGCCGCGCAGCTCCTCGAGCGGTCGCGACAGCTCGACGCTGCGCATGACGAGCTGCGCCGGTGCTCTTACGAGTACGCCCAGGCGGAGAACGCCTACCGGAAGGCCAAGGCGCTGGCCTACCTGGCGGCTGAGGGGCCGGTGGCCGAGCGCCAGGCGATCGTCGACTCGAAGTGCGAGGCCGAGCGCTTCCACGCGCATCTCGCCGACGGGCTGCGTTCCGCGGCTCTGGAGAGCGTGCGTTCACAGCGGGCGCAGCTCACCGCGCTGCAGACACTCATCAACGCGACGCGCAGCGAGATCGAGCTCGCGCGCACGGGGCCGGAGTACTGAATGCCCTCTCCACGGTCAGGGACAAACCCGCGGCGGCTCGTGCTGGTCTCCCCCTTCCCGCCGATCGCTGCGGGCTCCCTGACCGCGGGGTTTCGTCCCGAAGGAGGACGCTGACTTGGCTCGAATCCGCACGCTCAAACCGGACATCTGGACCGACGAGAAGTTCGCGCTGCTGTCCACCGGCGCCAAACTGCTCTTCATCGGGGCGATCTCGACGGCGGACGACGCCGGGCGCATCCGCGCCCATCCCGCGCTGCTGAAGGCGACGGTCCTGCCGCTCGACCGGACGACACCACAGGACATCACCAAGTGTCTCCGGGAGCTCGAGGCGGCATCGATGATCGTTCTCTACCAGGTTCGCGGGGAGGCGCTCGCTCAGCTTTCCAACTGGGCCAAGCACCAGCGGATCGATAACGCCTCGAGGGCGCGCTCCCTGCCAGGCCCGGACGATCCGGAGGCAGTTCCCCAAACCTCGCCGCGAGCCGCGGCGGTTCGCCGCGAGTCGCCGCGAGTCGCCGCGAATCGCCGCGGTTCGCGGCTGGAAGGGGAGGGGGAAAGGGAAGGGGAAAGGGACAGGGAAGGGAGAGGAGAGGAGAAAGACCAAGATCTGTCGGGTTTGGCCGCGGCCCAACCCGACCGCGATCGAGGTTTTGGGGTCTCGGGCACGGAAGACCCCGACGAGGTGCCGCCCCCCACCCAGCCGCCGGACCGCCCCCTCACCGAGCTCGAGTGGCGGGTCGAGGAGACCTGGCGCGCCCACCTGGCGCAGTGGCGCGGGTTCTTCCTCGACACCAACGGCCGGGTCCCCATCCGCGAACCGACGCTGACCGACGAGATCCGCAAGGCGATCCGTGCCGCGATCCGCGAGTACGACGGGCACCTGCTCGGCAAGGAGCTCCGCCCGCGCTGGGTCGAGGAGTCGAAGGCGCGGGCCGCAGGGATCGGAATCTTCCTCGACCCCTGGTGCACCGGCAACGCCCGGGACAACGACGCCCGCAGCGGCGGGAAGCGCTACCTGGAGCACTGGCGCCCCTGGTGCCGACAACGGGGGAAGCAGAGCCCCGTCGACAGGTTCGCCGAGCTGTACTTCGAAGCCAAGAGCCTGGGACCGGGCGCGGTCGTCGCGCCGCCGCCACCGGCTCTGGCCGACACCACCGAGACCGAGGAGGCACATGCCTATGTCGCCTGACCACGAACCCACCGCCTGCTCCTGCTACCTGCCCGAGGGGTGGTACGGCTTCTGCGGCTGGCACCTGCGCAAAGTAACCGCGGAGGACGCTGCGCACATCCCGGAGCTCGCCAACTCCGTCGGAGTCCCCATTGCCGTGGAACCTTGCCCCGTCTACCTGGCTGCCGCGGCACGCCGGCAGGCGGACCGCCAGGCCGCGTCCTGGGCCGACCACCACCGCGCGGGGCGGCTTCGCGCCTGA